CCTCAAGGAAATACTGGTGCTACAGGTTCTATAGGTCCACAGGGTCCACAAGGAAACACAGGAGCAACTGGTCCACAAGGAAATACTGGTGCTACAGGTTCTATAGGTCCACAGGGTCCACAAGGAAACACAGGAGCAACTGGACCACAGGGAAATACTGGACCAGTTGGAACGTATGTAGTCACAATAAATGGATTAAGCGGTGCGGTAAATTTAGGAGCAGGGAGCAATATAACAATTACTGCTTCTGGGAATACACTTACCATTGCATCAACTGCTTCTGGGGGAGCAGGAGGAACAAGTTATTCATTCTTTGAGGGAGCTACTGCTCCGACTGGGTTTACAGCAGGGGATAGATGGTTTGATACTTCTCTTGGAAAATTATTTACAGCAGTATCAGATGGTTCAAACAGAATTTGGGTTGAGTTTGCGGGTCCTCCGGGACCAGAAGGAAATCCATTTCCTATTATTTGGTTTATGGGAGTATAACTATGGGAACAAATTCTTTAAATAGAGGTTATATTGGAATAAACCAATTTAATGTAAATAATGGTCTTCCTGACACAAGAAATCAGTATCTCAATAGTGTAACAACCCAATCTACTCCTATAACAGTTTCTCCCACATTTAGTTTAGATTTTACTGGAACAACATGGCAAAGTCAAGTAGTTTTTAGTCGTGGTGGAACAGCTACTTTTCTAGGATCATCTGGTTATATTACCATTGCTGGTCCAAATGTGCCAAGAATACAATACGATAGGCTTGGCAATACTCTTGGTCTTTTGATAGAACCTTCTGTGGGTGTTCGTTGGTCTTATAACAATGTAGGAATTACAGGTTGGGGTTTGGCGAACATTTTAAGTAGTCCGGGTACAGCATACAATAACATTGCATTCGCTCCAGATGGAACCACGACAGGCATGTTTGTTGTTCCAAACACTACTGCAACATCAAATCATTATCTTGATGCAGGTCAAGGTGTAGCAGTAGCAAATGTGGATGGTTATCTTACTCATTCAATATTTTGTAAAAAAGAGCAATATACAGCAGTTGCAATTGTTGTTAGAAGGACTTCAGCCCCAGTAAATGAATATACGGCATTTATTGATTTAAATAACGGTAATATATATAACGAAATATATTCTGATGGTTCTTATGGTTATTGTGTGGTAGAACCGTATCCAAATAATTGGTGGAAAATATCAATGACAATGAAAGCCAGAGATTTTACCAACCAAGGTGTTCTTATTTATCCTTATCCAAATAATACTTTTACAAGTCGTTCAACTGCGTATGCTGGTTCTGGGACAGCTGGAATATATTTGTGGGGTTCAAATTTTCATGGAAATCCAGGTCCTGTTCAATATATAAACCAAAATGGCATGGTAACCAAAGCTGGCGATTTATGTTTCATTTCTGGCAATTCTTTTTCAAGTTGGTATACATATCCTAGTTGTTTTTACATGGAATATTATAATAAACCAGATAAATTTAACATTGCCGCATATGATGGTGGGAATTCAGATACACAGAGATCTACTAGTTCTACAACTATTTTAAGTACACCTTATAGAGATAAAAACACATTTTTTGCTAGTAATGGAGAAATGATTGGTAATAAAAGTTTATTTGTTGAGTGTTTAGGTGACTATATGACAAGCAATAGAGGAAAAACTGGTTATTTGCAATTAAATAAAATGGTATTCGCTATTACTGGAACAACATTTCCATATACTTTAAGATTTGCATTAAATGGATCCGATGTTCAAAAAATAATTACATCTGATTTTAATCCACAAGGAATAACATGTATGTTATTTGGATCAAAAGGATTTATTATTGCGGGAGCAACAACACCATCTTCTATTTTTGGCCAATATAATGGCATATTAAGAGAATTTAGATTTTATAATTCTGATTTTACAGACGACCAAATAAAGGCTTTGACAATATGAAAGATTATTGCTTGAGAACAAATACAAAGGAAGAAATGTTAGATGCTTTATTAAAAGCACAAATTTTGTTAAAAGTTCCTTCTTTTTATTCTGAAGAAATAGTACCTAACATAAATTATGAAGTACATCAAATAGGACATTTTACTTTAACTGATCCTATTTTAGATGAAAATGGAATGATTTTGCAGGAAGCAACATATGATGACAAATGGCACGTAAATATTCGTTGCATGATAGATCTTAGGGAAGAGCAGAAAGCAATTTTGCCAATAATGAACCCACAACCAGTGACGCCCAAGGCATTTTTTGTATAACTATTAATAGGAAATAGTATGCCAAACACTTTTAGATCAACATTTCAAACATTAGGAACTACAGCGTCAACTGTACTCTATACGACCCCATCTGCAACAACATCTATTCTTAAAAGTTTATATGTTGCAAATATTGGTGGTTCAACCACAGCAACAATAGATGTAACAATCGGGTTTAGCGGAAGCACAACGGCGCATTTAATAAGAAATGCTTCTGTTCCATATGCAACTACATTACAAGTTATAACTGAACCAGTAGTCATGGAAGCAACAGAAAGAATAAGTGTGCGTGGATCGGTATCAAATCTTCTAGATGTAACTCTTTCTTATCTTGAAATAACATAATGCCAACTATAAATTTTCCAGATTCACCAACTGTAGGCACCATCTATATTTACAATAATATATCGTGGATATGGAATGGTTCATCTTGGGTTGTTAGTTCTCCTTCTTATGGTTTGGATTATGTTTCTAGTTTTAACGGATTTACTGGTGCTGTTACTGGCACTAGCATACCGAGGCATTGGATGTTATGAAAACACGTCAAAATAGATGGAATGGCGGAATCATTGGTAATGAAGACTATCTTGCCATGAATGGCATGTTGTCTTCTACGCAAAATTATACAAGAAATGTTGGTTGTTATGCTTCAGATATTCCTAACTACTCCTATACCAGACCATCAGAATGGGTTTCTTTGCCGGGAATGACCCAAGGAGATCAAATATTTGCAGGAGTATTTGCAGTATACGATAATGATTCAAACTTTGTTGCATTTACGGTTTCTGGAAATTATACAGTAAATTGGGGGGATGGAACTACTTCGGCACACACAGCTGCAACAACAGCATATAAAAGATATGATAGAACTACATATGCTGGATTGACAAGTAGTGTTTACAATAATTATAAAACTTTAGTAATAAGAATAACTCCAACTGGATCTGCTTCTTTAACTTCTATAAATTTAGTAGTCAAACACAATCAGCCAAATTTGCCAACTTATGCAAATCAATGGCTTGACATAAAGTGTGCAGGTGCCACATTATCTACATTGGGTATGGGAACTGATAATGATGCTGCAATTAAACCATTGATGCTTGAGCAATTTGAATTTGTAGGTACTAATGTAATAACAAATATGAATGGTATGTTTGCAAATGCAATATGTTTAAGAAATATTGTAAGTTTACATACAAATAGTGCAACAAGTATGGCTAGAATGCATTGGAATAATTACGCTTTAGGTGAAATTCCTCTTTATAATACATTAAATGTTACAAATTTTGAATCTATGTTTCAAAATTGCATTATGTTGAAGACTGTTCCTCAATTTAATACATCAAGAGCCACTAATACATCTGGTATGTTTGCCTATTGTCGTAGTCTCGCAAGAATACCCCCATTAGATACCCAATTAGTTACAACTATGGACAGCATGTTTACAGGTTGTTATGGCTTACTTACAGTTCCATGGATGAATACAAGAAGTGTTACTAGAATAGTGAATATGTTTTATAATTGCATTGCATTGAGAAAAATACCTCATTTTAATTTTTCTAATGTAACAAACTGGCAAGGAGCATTTGGTGCTTGTACTAGTTTAGAAGAAATTCCTCCATTTGACTTTTCTAAAGCTACCAATTTAGTATTTACTTTCGGTGGTTCATGGAGAATAAATAAACTTCCAGTATTGAATACAACAAGTGCTTTGACTTCAATTTATCTGATGTTTGGCTATGGATCTAGTATCAGAGAAATTACTTTTACGAATACTACAAATTGTACAAATTTTAATGGTGCTTTTATTTACTGCTATAGATTGAAAAAAATTAATGGTTTGGATACAACAAATGCAACTGATCTTGGTGGAATATTTTCTCAATGTTTTAGTTTAGAGGAAGCTCCATTTTTAAGATTTGACAATTTAGTAAATGGGAGCAATGTGTTTTATGGATCAAATGTCAGAATTTTGGGAAATACTTATTTGTTTTTTCCAAAAGCTAATACTATAGAAGCATTATTTCGTTTTAATGGTAATATTTCAGAAATACCTCCAATAGACGCACCAAATGCTTTAAATATGGCATATGCATTTCAAAATAATTATTCTTTACACACAATAAAAGGGTTAACTCTTGCGCAAGGTGCGTCTTTAGCATCATTTAACGCTGCAGGATTTCAAAATACTTTTGATGGATGTCATAATTTAACAAATGTTCCTAGATTAAATTTAGCTGGATTATCTGCTGCTGGTAGAGAAAATGTATTTTTAAATATGTTTGCCAATTGTAGATCAATAGCAAATTTAAATGGAATAACAGGAATAAATTATAATATATCTTTAGCAGGACAAAAACTTTCAGCTACAGCTTTAAACGAAATATATGCTGGGTTGGGGGTAGTTGGAGCTTCTGGAGCCGGAGTAAGAACTATTACGGTTACAACAAATTGGGGTGCGAGTGCGGCACTTGGCCATAATCCTGCGATTGCCATTGGCAAAGGATGGACAGTTACTGCATAAGGAGAATATATGGAAGACACTTCTGGATTTTACAAAAATGATAATGGAGAATTACTTTACGGAAAAAATTGTGTTTTAAGTGGTTCGTATAATCTTTATAGAGAAGAAAAACAAAATTATCAGTATCCTGTATCTGGATGGTATTGGTTTAATAGTGAAGATGAAGCAAGAATGTTTTTTAATATACCCATTCCTACAATTTTTGATGGTTTTACGTTGCCACCTCCTCCTCCCGGATTTCAGTTTTATCAATCAAAATTTGATTTACCACCAGAATAAATAAAAAGGAAATAATATGCCAGATACATACAAAAGTTTTGGAACAATTTTAGGAACAACAGCAGCAACAATAATTTATTCTGGAGTTAGTGGAACTGCTATTGTAAATTCTGTAAATTTTAGTAATGTTAATACAGCAGCTTCCTGTCAAATTACATTAGAAATTATAAAAGGTTCTACTGCATATTCAATTATTACTAATGGTGTTGTTCCTATTGAGTCTAGTTTTCAAGTAGTTGACTCACCAATAGTTTTAGAAAACAGCAACACATTAAGAGCCAGAGCTGGATTAACTGGTTCGATCCACGCTTTGGTTTCAGTTCTTGAGATTACTTGACATATTTTAATTTTGTGGTATAATTTAAATATGATCCTAAAAGTATATAAAGTAGAACCATCAGCAGAACTTCCGAATTATCAAACAAGAAAAGCAGCTTGCTTTGATTTGTCTGCTTTCATTGATAAAGAGGATATTACTGTTTTTAATGGTAAAGAAAAGTCTCAGATTAAAACAGATCTAGATAGTCAAAACCAAAAATATTACATTACTTTGGCTCCTTCTGAAAGAGCATTGATCCGCACTGGATTGATTTTTGATATTTCAGAAGGATATTCCATTCGTTTGCATCCTCGTTCTGGAGTAGCGTTAAAGTATGGACTTGTTCTTGCTAATTGTGAGGGTGTAATTGACGAGGATTACGTCAATGAAACTAAGTTAATTATGCTTAATACAACTGACCAAATGATAAAAATCTATCATGGAGATAGAATTGCTCAGGGGGAAGTTGTAAAATATGAGCAGGCTGAAATAGAAGAAACTATTTACGAACCATCACAAAAGTCAAACCGAATCGGTGGGTTTGGCAGTACTGGCTTGGTCTAATTTTTTCTTTGGCCATTTCACTGATTTAAATTCTTTCCAAACCATCCAAAGTGTAACAACGCAAATTATTACATACCAAAAGCTCCACTCAGATGCTTGGCTTGGTGTACCAAAGAATGGTTCTTTTAGTACACTATGAATTGGATTTCCTTTTTTATCCAAAGGTGAAATAATTTGAGGGCTTGTGCAGGAGGCAAGTACTAATAGTGGTAAGAGATATTTCATGATTTATTTCCTCCTGCTGCTGTTCCAAAGTAGAATCCTACTACGGCCAAAAGAACTTGACGATTTTCTTCAGCAAATAAATAACCGGGAATTTCTACAAAATATTTACGAGTTGTTTCTGGGATCAAGCCAAAGAAACCCTCTGGTTGCTTCTGAGTAAATTCCGCAAAGGTTGAAATTCCAAAGAAAGGAAGAACAAATGGAGCTGCAACTACTGCAAAAAGGCACGCTAAGACTATTAGCTGTCTTACTCCCTTGCCTACGTCTAGTGGCACTCTTTGTGCTGCTTTATCTTGGTTATCTGTTGTTTGTTTGTTGGCCTCTATAGCCATTTTAAACATTTCTTTTTGATCTTGGGCTCTTTGTGCCCAATATCGGAAGAGAAATCCTGTTAGTCCTCCTCCGAGTAATGATATTAGTTCTGTTGGCATATTTACCTCAGTTTCTTTGTTGTGAAAGTTGAATTTGTATTGAATCTCTTATGGAATCAAAATGTTTCATGTAAACGTCATGCTCTTCATTCTTTGGCCCAAAATCATCATGCCATTGAATTAGAATGAATCCTACGTTTGTTCCTTTATTTTTTATTGGAAGACATGCATAATTTGAAATATTTTCATCTTCAAAAAATGATTTTACAAAACTTTCAGAAAGTGCTGATGTTGAGTAAATTAAATTTTTATTATCTACAACATGATTTAACAGAGGAATGAACATAGAACAAAGACTTGATTTTAATTTATTAACTTGAGAGGTATAACCTTTGTGTGTTGACTCATGTGTTACGGAAAATTTACGCATAGAAATTCCATCCATGGTATATTCTCCATTGTGGAATTGAACAATGCTTGCTCTCATTGATTTTGTTATTACTCTTAGTTCGGTAAGTAATTCATGAATTTCATTATGGATGCTCAAAAAATTATCAGACTTTGGTCTTGTTTGCCAAAATTTTATTCCTCCCCATATTACTCCGATAACGGCTGCAATAATAATGGAAATAGTTTCTAAAAATTTTGGATAATCTATGAGGGCTAATAATTCCATGAAAAACTCCGGGCGACTTAATATTTATAACTTGACAATTTGTCCAAATATCATTATAATATACCTCCTATGACAAGAGAAGATCTATTTAAATTGCACCAGTCCATCTCGCAAGAAGCTCTAGAACTCATGCGTAAGAAGAACAATGACTACGCATGTGGAGAAGATCCATTTCTAAATTTTAGAAGAGCTGAATATTTGGGGTTTAGTACCGCAGAATTGGGTGTTTTGATTCGAATGACAGACAAAATGTCAAGAATCTCAACTTACCTGAACCGTGGTGAACTTTCCATCGAAAATGAAAGCGTTTATGACGCAATCGTAGATATGATTAATTATTCAGTAATTCTTGCTGGCCTATTGAAAGACCGTAAAAAGGTGGTATAATATACCACATGCAATTCTACACTAGCATAGTTGTCCGTGGTAGCAACGTTCTATACCGAGGCTACAACAACGGAATCAGGGAGACGCGAAAGGAAGCTTTCGCGCCTTCTTTTTATTTGCAAGAGCCTTCCGGAGATTATACATCTCTTACTGGAACAAAATTGAAAAGGATGGATTTTTCGTCCATTCTTGATGCTAGAAGTTTTATTGATGAATATCGGGATATGGATAATTTTGCTATCTATGGAACTGCAGATTTTGTCCAGCAGTACATATATGAAACTTTTCCTGAAAATGTTAGTTATGATTTCAAGCAGCTGAAGACTCTTTACATTGATATTGAGACTGAGTGTGAGCATGGCTTTCCGGATATTGCGACGGCAAACGAAAAGATTATTCTCATAACTCTTAAGTGTGGTGAAGAAACTCATAGTTTTACTCTTACTCCGTGCGTATCGGCAGATGTATTTGTTCACCAATATGATACCGAAGAAGCCATGTTGTCTGGTTTTTTTGACATGGTTAAAAAGTTGGATCCAGACATCTTAACTGGTTGGAATATTCGCAACTTCGATTTGCCCTATATTGTAAATCGGGCAGAACGTATAGTCTCACAGGCATTTGCGAATAAGTTCAGCCCATGGGGATTTCTGCGTAAGAGAGAATACGCAGCAAACGGAAGAATCTACTACAGCGTAGATATTCCGGGGTATATGGTGTTGGATTATATCGAACTTTACAAGAAGTTTTCTGGAACAAACCAAGAAAGCTATGCACTTGCATATATTTCTGAAGTTGAACTGGGTGAGACAAAAGTTGACTATTCCGACTATGGTTCTTTGCGTGAATTCTATAAAAAGAATTATCAGAGATTCTTCGAATATAACGTTCAAGATACCCTGCTTGTCGAAAAGCTTGAAAAGAAGCTGCGCCTTATAGAGCTGGCTGTTTCTATTGCATTTGAAGCAAAGATTAACTTCGATGGAGTGTTCTTTTCCACTAAAATCTGGGAAAGCATTTGCTTTGATTATCTTAAAGATCACAAGGTTGTTCCTCAGCTTAAGAAGTTTTACGATAAAGATGAACAGTTCGTCGGGGCATATGTCAAGGAAGTAACTCCCGGATTTTATTATAACGTAGTAAGTTTTGATGCTACAAGTCTGTACCCAAGCATCATTATGCAGTTTAACATAAGTCCAGATACTCTTGTTCTATACAATTCAAAGTGGGGAGTGGATGATTATCTAAACCCACAAGAAGATCTTAAATCCTTCATAAAGGAACACACTGCTAAAGGATATTGTGTGGCTTCCAATGGTGCTGTTTTTTCGATGACGAAGAAGGGATTTATTCCCATTCTCATCGAACGAACATTTAACCAAAGACAGGAAGCCAAAAAGCAGATGATTGAACTGGAAAAGGTAAAGGAAAAGAATGGGGACAATGATGGTTCCCTGACTGATCGAATTGCAGCTCTTTCGATCAAACAATCAGTTAAGAAGATTTTGGCCAACAGTTTGTATGGTTGTCTAGGAAATCCGGGATTCGTATACTCATCCCCTGAGTTGGCCGTTGCCGTCACTATGACGGGTCAGTATGTAATTCGTACAGCAGAAAAGAAAATCAATGAATATTTTATCAAGATAACAAAGCAACCAAATCTTGATGTTGTCATTGCTGCTGATACTGATTCTTTGTATATTAACATGAATCCAATTGTTGAAAGAGTAGATGTAGAAGAAAGTGAAATCGTTGACTTTCTTGATAATTCTGCTAAAAAAGCAATTCAACCTGTTTTGGAAAAAGCAATGAATGAACTTGGAGATCTCTTTGGGTGCAAAGAAAAGAGACTTCAATTCAAGAGAGAAGTTATTGCAACCTCTGGTATTTTCAAAGCAAAGAAAAGATATGCTCTTTGTGTTTTCGACAAGGAAGGTGTAAGATTCACTGAGCCGAAAGTAAAAATCATGGGTATGGAAACTGCACGATCCAGCACTCCACATCTTGTTCGTGAGAATTTAAAGATTGCACTTAAGATAATGCTTACGAAAAACAATGATGCATTGCTTAAATTTGTGTCTAAGTTCAGAGAAGAATTTTTTGCTCAACCCATAGAAAAAATATCATCTCCAAGAAAGATCGCAGGAATGAACACATATTGCGACAAAGAAACTATATACCGCAAGTCAACGCCTATTGCAACTAAAGCCGCTTTGCTGTATAATTACCAGATCAAAAAGCTGGGACTAGAAGAAAAGCATTCTCCAATAGGTGAGGGCGACAAGATAAAATTTATTCACCTTAAAGTACCAAATCCTTATGGTAGAGACAGCAGGGAAAAAGTGATTGGTTTCCAAAACACTCCACCAAAAGAATTTAATTTGGAAAAGTTTGCAGACTTTGAAATGCAGTTTGAAAAAACTTTTCTAGAGCCATTGAAGAATGTAACTGAAGTAATAGGCTGGACTACAGACACAAATCAAACTCTTGAATCATTTTTTGAATAACCATGAAAAAATATAAAGTTGATGATAAATTTTTAAACAATAATATGAATAGTTACTATACTAAAAAAATTAAACTGAAGAAGGATGACATACAATGGGATAAAGCATTTGATTATCCAAAATGTGTTCCGTCCATTTATGATAATTATGAGATGTTGAAGAATTGTCAAAAAGAAGCAGAAGAGCTAAGAGCTAAACTACAAGAAGCACAGGAAGAAATTCTTATGCTAAAAGAAGAAATAAAAGATTTAAACAATTTGTTGGATCAAGTATAAATAGGAAGTAAATATGTCGAAATATCTTGAAAATTTATTGAGTAAGATTGATAACCAAGACGCAAGCATCGCAGCAGACGGAATACCCGGTTCAGATGTAACAAAGTTTATTGACACAGGTTCTTATGTGCTCAATGCTTTGTTGTCTGGTTCGTTGTATGGAGGTCTTCCAGCAAATAAGATTTCTTGTCTAGCAGGAGATCCTGCAACGGGGAAAACATTCTATGCTATTGGCATTTCGCGGCAGTTTCTGAATGACCACAAAGATGGTGTAGTTGTTTACTTTGATACAGAGCAAGCTGTAACCAGAAGTATGTTCGAAGAAAGAGGACTGGACACTAAGCGCATTGCCGTGGTTCCTGTTGCCACTATTGAGGAATTCAAGACTCAAGCACTTAAGATTGTAAATGATGTACTTGAAACACCCGAAGAGGACAGAAAGCCAATGTTTATGGTTTTGGATTCCTTGGGAATGTTGTCTACAGAAAAAGAAATGACGGATTCAGCAGAAGGAAAGAATGTCAGGGACATGACTAAAGCACAGCAAAACAAGGCTGCTTTCCGTGTTCTCACTATGAAGCTTGGCAAGGCTCAGATTCCTATGCTTCTCACCAATCACACTTACCAAGTGATTGGTTCTTATGTTCCAACCAAAGATCTTGGTGGTGGAGTAGGTCTTAAGTATGCTGCAAGCACTATCATCATGCTTTCCAAGAGCAAAGACAGAACTGATGAAGGTATTATAGGAAACTTTATTAAGTGCACCAATTACAAGAACAGATTTACCAAAGAAAATATGTTCGTTGAAACACGGCTAAACTATAGTTCAGGTTTGAGCCGCTACTATGGCTTGACTGATTTGGCGATTAAATATAATGTCTTCAAGAAAGTATCTACCAGAATAGAACTTCCTGATGGCACAAAATTATTTGAGAAAAATATTGACGAAGACCCTGAAAAATATTTTACCAAAGAGGTTTTGAAAAAGATCGATGAAGAAGTTCAAAAGGATTTCAAATATGGCCAACCATGATTTAAGCGATTCTTATGTGTTTCTTGATGAAGTTGAAGAATACAAAGACACAGATACTCTCCCCATAAGAATTTTAATAAATCCATATAAGAATGTTGAATTTAGATTTCAACGAGTTAGTTTTGACGTTGTAAACGAAAATCTTAGCATTAATTTTGATCTTGAAGTCATGAAATCACCAGAAAATATCAAAGTGGATATTAATGATCAGGAGTTTGTTGACTTTGTTGGAGAGATACTGTATGATATAATAGTCAACAGACAGGACATCAATATGACCTCTTCTATCGATCCATCGTTGGACGATGAAGAAGATCTAGAGGCAGATGTCCACGAAGAGCCATATGGAAAAAATCATTCTTAAGAATCTCGCTAAGAACGAAGAGTTTTGCCGCAAAGTACTCCCTTTTCTCAAGAGGGAGTATTTTCAATCTCTACCAGAACAGATAATCTTCAGTCACATTAATAGTTTTGTCAGCAATTATTCATCGCTTCCCACTAAAGATGCTTTGGATATGCTTATTGAGTCTGAAAATGGAGTGAGTGAAGATACTTTCAAAAACTCCAAGAAGCTCGTCAGTGAACTTTACAACAATACTGACAGAGAAGATTATAAGTGGCTTCTTGAGAATACAGAAAAGTTCTGTAAGGATAGAGCTTTGCACCTCGCCATCATGGAATCTATTTCCATTATCGGGGACAAGGAAAAGAACATTACTGAAAACGCAATTCCAGAGATTCTTTCCGATGCCTTGGCAGTGAGCTTTGATACTCGCGTTGGTCACGATTTTATTGAAGATTCTGAACTTCGTTTTGATTTTTATAGCAAGACCGAGCGTAGAATTCCATTTGATCTTGAGTATTTCAATACGATCACGGGAGGCGGTACTCCTTCCAAGACCTTGAACATTATCATGGCTGGTACTGGGTGTGGTAAGAGTCTCTTTCTTTGCCACCATGCCTCTGCTTGTTTGATGCAGAATCTTAATGTTCTTTATATAACTCTTGAGATGGCCGAGGAAAGAATTGCAGAGAGAATTGATGCAAATCTTCTTGACATTCCTGTTCAGGATCTGAAGAACATGCCTCGTTCTGTCTACAAGAAGAAAATGGATAACCTTAAGTCCTCTTGCAACGGAAGACTCATTATTAAAGAGTATCCGACTGGTGGAGCCAGCGTTAGTCATTTTAGAATTCTGCTGAAAGAATTGAAGACTAAGAAGAAGTTTGTTCCAGATATTATCTTCATTGATTATTTGAATATTTGTTCGTCTTCAAGAATTAAGAATACGGCAAATACTAACAGTTATCACTACATTAAGTCTATTGCTGAAGAACTTAGAGGACTGGCTGTTGAGTTTGACGTGCCTCTTTTTAGCGCAACTCAGGTCAATCGTAGTGGGTTTAGCAGCACAGACATCGGCCTTGAGGACACCTCCGAGTCTTTTGGTCTTCCTGCTACTGCAGACTTCTTTGCGGCTTTGATCCGCACTGATGAACTTGATGATGTAAATCAATTGATGGTGAAGCAGCTTAAGAACCGTTACAATACTACATCAGTCAACAAGAAGTTTGTAATTGGTGTTTCTTTTAGTAAGATGAAGCTTTCTGATGTTGAGGAGGAAGGTCAGCCTGTAATGGTTAGTGCCAATCAGAGCAGCAACAAGGAAAAGTTGTCTGAAGAAGAGAATTATTATAGAGCGGTTTCCAAGGCTGCTGAAAAAGCAGGTCTTGATTGGCAGATGTAATGAATACTGCTATAGAGAAAAAGTTCATTAATATGGTATCCTCTTCACTTGTTAAGTTCAAGTGGAAAAAGGATGGTCTTGCTACTTGTCGCTGTTTTAAGTGCGGAGATTCACAGCGAAACAAATCTAAGACTCGTGGTTATTTTTATGTAAACAAAGATCACTATTATTACAAGTGTCATAACTGCGGGTTTTCATGCACGGTAAAAACTGTTCTTGAGAATCTTTCTCCACATCTTGCCAAAGAGTATGCATTTGAATGCTATAGTTCCAGAATTCATGGTGTTACTCTCCAAGAGGCATTCATTCAGCCCACGGAAAGAGTAATTCCATCTTATATCGGAACCAGTATAATTGATCTTCCGAAGAATCATTACGCTAGAAAGTATGTCATTGAGCGCGGGATACCGGAAGACAAACAAAGTTTGTTGTATTACATAGATGATTTTTCCAAGATTGCTGTTAAGTTTTTCAAGACATCAATTCAGGAACCTCGTTTGGTTATTCCATTTTTTGATGATTCGGGAAAGATCATAGGTGTACAGGGAAGATCATTTGACAAAAATGCCAAGATAAGGTATATTACATATAAGTCACCTCATGTGGATAGACTGTGGTATGGACTTGATAAGATAAATGCCTTAAACAAAGTATATGTAGTTGAAGGTCCGCTTGATTCTTTGTTTTTACCAAATGCAATAGCAATGGTTGGATCAAGTTTCGATATACCTTCAAAGATTAGAGGAAAGAACGTTGTATTTGCATTTGACAATGAGCCAAGAAATATTGCATTGCATGGAATGATGCAGCAGGCAATAGATGAAGGTTACAAGATTGTAATCTGGCCAAAGATCGATGAAAAGGACATAAATGAAATGTGTTTAAAATATGGAAGAGAAAAGACCATAGAGATGCTAGATATTAATACGTATTCAGAGAATGCAGCTAGATTAAAATTTTTTGCATGGAGAAAATCATGATAGATGAAAATTTTGGAGAAGATTTTGAAGGATTGAATGAGGAAGCTCAAATGAAAGTCTGTCAGGCTTTTCTTCAGTTTAACTCTTATTTCAGCCAGTATATCAAAGAGATGGATAAAGATCTTTGGCAAAAAGCTGTTGATTATGCCAAAGACAGTGTTGACGTTCCGGGTGTAGAATTGAAGTTTGTTGATGAAGATGATGATAAAGATTTAGAGGTTTAATATGTTAAAACGTGTGACTGTTTTAAATAATGGCCATGTTGATCTCATGGCGTGTATGGGCGATGATTTAATGGTTGCAAACGCAGCTCGTGTTTCTTTCAACAAAGAAAGCAACTGGGAAACTGATAATAAATTATCAGAGAGAGATGTCAAGTTGATTCGATATCTTTCTAAGCATAAACACTGGACGCCATTTGCACATCCGCAGATTTCGTTGAGAATCAAGGCTCCAATTTTTATTCGTACACAATTGTTCAAGCATAAGGTAGGTTTAGTAGAAAATGAAGTTAGCCGAAGATATGTTACTGAGACACCAGAGTTTTATACGCCTATTTGGAGAAATGCTCCGACCGATGGAGCAAAGCAAGGAAGCTCTGATTTTGTGGATGACTTTGAACTTGCGGCCAGAGCTACTTTTGAGTATAATGTAGTATTAAAGAAAGCATTGGAAACTTATGAAAATCTTTTGGAACAAGGTATCGCCCCGGAACAAGCAAGAGCAGTCCTCCCTCAAGGAACATTCACTGAGTGGTGGTGGACAGGTTCGCTCTCGGCTTTTGCGAGAATTTATGCTCAGAGAATTGATGCCCATGCACAATGGGAAGTTCGCGAATACGCAAAGGCTATCGGGGATTGTATATCGCCGCTCTTTCCAGTTTCTTGGGAAGAATTAACAAAAAATTGTAATAATAAATAAAGACACCAAAGGAAAACCATATGCAAAATTTATCAGCTTTTCAGGAATTCATTTTTATCTCTCGCTACTCTCGTTGGTTGAATGCAGAAAATCGAAGAGAAACTTGGAGTGAGTGTGTTGACCGTTGGTGGAATTATTTTACCAATAAAGTTCCTCAACTTCTAGAGCGCCCTGATGTCAAGCAGGCCATTCTAAATCTTGAGGTTCTTCCTTCCATGAGAAGCCTCATGACTGCAGGGCCAGCTTTGGATCATGACAACACATGCATCTACAATTGTTCTTATCTTCCGATTGACTCTATTCAGTCATTTGCTGAATTGTTTGTTATTCTAATGAATGGAACTGGTGTTGGTTATAGCGTCGAACATCAGTATACTGATAAGCTACCTATCGTTGCAAATAAAATCGAAAAAGATTTTAATACAGTTGTCAAAATAGAAGACTCCAAAGAAGGATGGGGAAATGGTCTGAAGACTATTCTTTATCATCTCTATGAGGGCCGTCACGTAAAGTGGGATTTGTCGGCCATTCGTCCAGCAGGAGCAAGGCTGAAGACCTTCGGTGGTCGTGCCAGTGGTCCTGCTCCTCTTGATAATTTATTAAAGTTTATTGTAAAGGTTTTTTATGGATCAGTTGGAAGAAGACTTAGCGCTCTTGAGTGTCACGATATTTGTTGTGCTATTGCTAATGCTGTTATTGTCGGTGGTGTCCGCCGTTCTGCGATGATTTCACTCAGCGATCTTTCCGACCGAGAGATGGCAATGTGCAAGAGCGGAGCTTGGTGGGACGGAGCAGGATTCCGTTCTTATGCAAATAACTCCGCAGTATATCGTGGTCGCCCACCAATGGGACAGTTCCTTGAAGAGTGGACTTCGCTCTACAATAGCCATAGCGGTGAGCGTGGAATGATTAACCGCAAGGCGCTCCAAGAGCAGGCCGGAAGACAAGGAAGAGACGAGACTGCAGAGTACGGAACCAATCCTTGCTCTGAGATTATTCTCAAGCCATTTGAGTTCTGCAATCTTTCTACCGTCGTTGTTCGTCCAACCGACACACAGGCTTCTCTCAAGAAGAAGATAGAGATTGCAACAATCATTGGTACAGTTCAGTCTACATTTACTAAATTCCCTTATCTCCGTCCTGAGTGGAAGCAGAACTGCGAAGACGAAAGATTGCTTGGTGTGTCTATGACAGGAATCTTTGATAACAAGCTCACAAGCGGTCTTGATGGAAAGCCAAAGCTCATCAAGCTTCTTGAGACTTTGAGAGATCATGCCACAGCAACCAATCTTACTTGGGCAGAAAAGCTTGGAATCAACCCAAGCAAGTCTATTACTTGCGTGAAGCCAGAGGGAACCACTTCTTGCTTGGTTGATTCTGCATCTGGATTGCATCCTCGTTATGCTGATTTCTACTACCGTAGAGTTCGCATTGACAAGAAGGATCCAATCTATAATCTCATGAAAGATCAGGGTGTTCCGTGTGAAGACGATGTAATCAATCCCGGTTCTACTGCAGTCTTTACCTTTGCCATGAAAGCGCCAAAGGGTACAATGACTACGGAAGATCTTCGTGCGATTGCTCACTTGGACATCTGGAAAATTTATCAAGAGCACTATTGTCACCACAAGCCTTCGATCACCGTGAACTACACGGATGCAGAATTCCTTGAGGTTGGCCAGTGGCTCTGGGAAAACTTTGATTGTGCTACAGGAATTTCTTTCCTACCCGGTGGAGATTCCCACAGCTATGCTCAAGCACCATTTGAAAGAATTGACCAAGCGGTCTATAACGAGCATCCAAAGATCAAAGTTGATTTCAGAAAACTTTCTCAATATGAAAAAGAAGACAACACGGAATCGGCCAAAGAGTACGCCTGCCAAGGTGGGGCGTGCCAAATCATGTAAGAAGAATATCGTGAGCGACATGCTCAAGTATGCCAAGTACAGGGCAAAGTTAAAGAAACTTGACTTTAACCTAACTGCTAAAGACATAGTAATTCCAAAAACTTGTCCTGTACTTGGTATACCGATATATCCTTATAGTTTATCAAATTCGCCTTCGTTGGATAGAATAGACAACACAAAAGGTTATACCAAAGACAATGTTGTTATTGTGTCTTTCAAAGCAAATAGAATGAAGGGTGCGGCAACTCTTGATGAACTTTCTAAGCTGGTAAATTTTTATAAAAACTTGATGCCCAGATGAAACTCCTATAAATAATAGGATGTTTCATACTGTTATTGGTATAGATTATTCTATGACTTCTCCTTGTCTGTGTCTCTTCGATCTCAGACAAAAGTTTTGTTTTGAAAACTGTCATTTTTATTTTTTGACAGATACAAAAAAGTACGCAAACAAGTTTATGAACAACATAACTGGAGAGTTGTTTCCAGATTATGATTGTGATACAGAAAGATTCGACACGATATCTTCTTGGGCACTCAATCTATGCATTGGTGCTTCGGAAGTTTCATTAGAAGGATACGCATATAATTCAACTGGAAGAATATTTCATCTTGCCGAAAATGTTGGAATATTAAAACATAAGTTATATAAAAATGCAATTCCTTTAAGTGTGATTGAACCGAGCAAAGTCAAGAAGATAGCGACGGGAAAAGGAAATGCGGATAAGCAAGCAATGTATGATTGCTTTGAGAAGGAATCATTTGTAGATCTGAAAAGTGTATTGGGCCAAAAGACACTGTCGAATCCTGTTACGGATATTATCGACAGTTTCTATATTACTAAAATTTTAGCAGATGCTAAACTCAATCAAGAGATCTGACAGAGTATTCTTCTACGATTGGTGCTGGTGTGGTTTTGAGAATTTCGTAGTTTTCCCAATTTTCCTTCAATACTCCATCTTTTACCAGTCTGGCAAGAGTATCGTTTAGCTTTTCATTTTTATTGCTAAATTTGATATATTTTTTGCCATTTTCTACAGCAAGTTTGATGGCCATTGCAACGCCATCCCCGTAGGGATAATCATCCAAACTTTTCTTTCTCACATCTGGTAAAATGTAATAAAGGAAACCAGCAAGATCTTCTTTGGGAACAATGGTGCAGTGTTTCTCAGAAGAATTTTTTGGACCCATTCGATATGCGTCCTGTTCTTCTGAAAAATACTTTTCTAGTATAAAATTTGTTCCCATGTTATGAATATTTATGTTCTTATCCACCGCCACGAAGTTCTGACGCAGCATCTAATTTTCGTCTATGTCTGGGGGGCAAGGTGGTCTTCATCTTGTTCATAAGCTCATTCCAAGCGCCTCCAGTTGCCTTATTAGGGCTTAGAGTAGTGTCCATGGCCATTCCCACCCCTTCGCTCATATAATCGCGTATAACGGCTTTCTTGCCACACTGAGGGCAAGGAGATTTGATGGGCTTATCGTTATCTTTCATTGACAAATTTTGATCAAATTTGTGTTCGCATTTTTCACATAAGAACGAATAAATCGGCATTATTTTTTCCTTAAAAAGAATCTTAAAATATCATCAAAAATTAAATTATAAGATGGTTCTTTTGGCTTGTTCAAAAGTTCCATTCCTGCTTCTTTGGGTGTTCGGTTGCCCTTGAAAAGATTACAATCTCTGCAGGCAGCAACCATGTTGACCCAACTATTACTTCCACCTCTATGTCTTGGGACTATATGGTCAACGGTAGCGTTATGTTCCATCAATTCCACATTACAATATTGACAGATATATTTATCTCGCCTTAGAATGTTTTTCTTACTCGGATATGTCTTCTTGATTGGAACTTTTACATAATATTTCAAAATCATGACCTTGGGAATTTTTACTTCCCGGTCTATGCACTTTATGTTTATGTGATCCGAAGTTTCTTCATAATAAACTTTATTCTTTGTCATTAGATCCAATGCTCTTCGCATTGTAATGACATTCAAGGGACTTTGATCAAAATTCAGAAGAAGTACTGAATTCTCAAGCATTTTCTTTGATAAACGCGGAGAATGACAAGATTCGGGATTCGTTTTGCTGTTCCCGTTGTTTCTTCGAAATTTCGATTGCCTGCAACTGTTTAATTGCTTGTTCTTTGGACTCATGCGTACCTAAAATTTTTTCACCTGTAGAGTCTGTGACGATAAATTTTCCGTCAGATTGCTTTATCATTCAATATTATTTATAGAACCTAAATAATTTCAGTATGAATAAAGCAATTTTAGCCCATTTAAATAACCTTTGCGAAAAGGCTGAAAAGTTACATACCCATAAAATTTCAACCTATAAGCCTCTTTCTCCATTTGCAACCAACAAGGTTAAGAAGATAGAAGAAAAGGTATTGGGGTTCAAACTCAATAATTTGAATGAAAGTAAATACATTGATGAAACACTTCAATGACCTGACAAATAAAGCTTTGGAGACAAAGCTTATATCAGATTATACCAGATTGTCGGAAGGACGACAACTTTTTATATTTGAAAAAACTTGTGAAATTTTAAATGAAGATGGTGCGGAAATGAGAGCTCGTCAAAGAGAAATGAGAGCTAAACCAAGAGAGCCAGAACAATTTTCACAACCAGTTCGCCCAGAGCCAGAACAGGAAAACTTGTTCGGAAAAGCTGTTGGCACTGTTGCAGATTGGATAAGAGAAATTCCAAGAGCTGCTGCAAGAGGAGCAGTAGCCACTGCTCCGGACTTTGAGTGGGTAGAAAAACAAATGCGTTCATTTGGAATGTTTGGTCCCGGTCAAGAAAAAATGGGCCAAACCACAAGAGAACGCGAAGAAAAAGTTACTCAGACTACAGCTGACATAGAAAAGTATCAAAAAGAATTAGAATCAAAGGGCATTAAAGGTTGGGAAGGCATTGAAGTTCCTTCTGCAGAAATAGAAGCCTTACAACAATATCAAGCAGCAGAAGGACCAACCCGCCCGGGCGTTCCCAATATTCCGACACTACAACGAAAAGCACAATTAAAAGCTTACCAAGAATTCAAAGAAAGAACAACTGGCAAAACCGAAGCAGAGCTTAAAAAGATGTACGAGGAT